CCGATATCGGACTCTTACTCTTTCTGAGGTTTCTATTCCATAGAATCCTCTTCGGGGCTTTTCCCAAGGATCAGGAAGCATTCCACCGGAAGCGGTGAAAAAGAGAGACGTTTTTCTCTTAAGATCACGATCTGTGGCAGCATAACCAGCAACTTTTGTTGGCTTTGCTGTCTCCACTTTTCGTTGGAACTTACTTGCCGCCCTCCTTATGGAAGGGGCGTGGTGGTCAGTGTATTCCATGGGGGCTCTAAAATAGAACTCCACAGATCTCAAATTTCCTACAGCCTGTATGTAAGCGTCCTGAATAGGTACGCGTCGCATTGCAGAGCTGTCCATGGCACAACTGGAAAGCAGACCTTCTTCGGTAAAAGTCTTGTACTCCTCATGAGTACTTAAGACCTGCTTTAACCAGCCTTCCGAGGCCCTTCGCAATAAGCTAGTTTGCGAATGCCCGGTTGGTGAAATTCCTAACCCAGTAATCAATCGTTCAAGGGACGCTTGACTGAGGTATCGGAGCCATTGTGCATGGTGTGTTAACGACACCTTAGGCTTGACGGGAACTTCTATTCCGCCATAACCTACAGGAGCCGAAATGGGTATGCCCATTCTAAAGGCCAACATCCAACTATACCAATATGGTGAAGTTCGATAGAGAAATTTCATAACACGTGCATTTGGACGTGTAGGATCTCTCCCTAAGGACACTGCCTGGGAATCCCAGGTAACGTGACCTTTTGAGCCTCCAGGTGGAGCAACAAGCACAGAAAGAGGAAGGAAGGGAACGGGAAAACCGTGGTTCATATGAATCTCCGCGATTAACCCGAGCGATTTATGCCAGAAAGATTTCTTCTCTGATATTATCGCACCGATACCGTTTAATGTTTTACGGTACAGTTCACTCCTTTTCTTATGCCAGCGAGGAATTAGAGCGTCGTCTCCTATTCCTATAAGCTTGGCATCTGCGCGGCGTAATCCTTTATACGTACGCTTACGCTCCTTTGGAGTGTAAGGGTACACTTTTAATGTCTCTTCCGCACAATAGAGCGTGACGAGCATCAAAGGTGGGAAAGATGTGGGATCTCCCATCATCTGACCCGTAGTGGTGATTACACCTTCCGCATCATTCAACCATGTAATCCATCTGTCAAAAGACCGTTTGATTACAGAAGCATGGCCGAATTGTTCCTTGTTCACGCCCGTTACATAACGGTCGTCAAGGAGCGGAGCACGTGGATACTGTCTATGAAGCTCCTCGCACATGTAGGCTGAAGGCGGTATATTTGCCGTCAGTATGCGCTTTGGACCAAATAGCTTAGGGAACCATCTTCTGTACTTTTGAAGTACAGGGTACCTGTTAGCTAAGTCTTCATAGACACCCTGGGTCAACCACTGGGTATGTAGGTCAGTGGCGGCAGAACAATCTTGGGAATCCCAAGGACCTGTTTCGCCACGTAGATCAATACCCTCTGATGGACCCAGAGCCGATGTGAAACGGGGATCACGTACCATGATTTGGTCAATGATCCTCCGCAGGACTTGTTGAACAAG